TTTCAACCGAAACCAAAACAGAAATAGAGGAAATTGTGGAAAACACAACAACCGATACACCTGTTGCGACCGAGGTAGTAGAAACCCCAGCGGTTGAAGCTTCTCGCCCAACAGTAACAGCGGCGGTTTACACCAAGCCACGCATTGCTCCATTAACTTCAGGTCAATACCTTGAGGCAAACATCAAAGCTGCAATGGGTGACGAGTCAGCTCGCCAATTAATTCTTGCAACTGATGATACTTCGACAAACACAGGTCTAACACTTGCACCTCACCTAACTGAGTTCATTACAAATACTTTGGATGTAAGACCTTCAGTGGAAGCAGTAAGCAGAGGCGCTCTGCCTACATCTGGCATGTCATTTACTATCCCGAAGTTAACAACAGCTCCATCAATTGATTCAAACTCAACAGAGGGTGAAGCACTTGGCGGTACTGAGATGGCTTCTTCTTACATCACAGTTGATGTTAAGAAAGCAGCGGGATTACAAACCATTAGCTGGGAACTCCTAGACCGATCCAGCCCGATTTTTTATGATGAGCTTGTACGTGAGCTAAACCGAGCCTATGCTAAGGCAACTGATGAAGCAATGTTTACACAATTCATTACTTCAGGTACACAAGCAACTGGTGTAGCAACTGCAGACGCAGACGGACTACAATCATTTATCGCAACTGAAGCTGCTGCTGCTTATGCTGCAACAGGTGGATTTGCAACTAATTTAGTTGCTAATAGCTCATGGTGGTCTGTACTACTTGGAGCGCAAGATTCAACTAAGCGTCCAATCTACGCAGCTGCAAATCCTGTTAATAACGCAGGTATTTCTTCACCAACATCTGTTGTTGGTTCTGTATTGGGTACAAACTTCTACGTAGATCCATACATTGGTTCAGGAACAGGCGACGATTCAATGTTCCTAGTTAACCCATCATCAATTACGTTCTACGAAGCCCCTAAGACAACTTTGAGAGTCGAAGCACTTTCAAATGGTCGTTTACAGGTGGCAGTTTATGGATATTACGCAATTGCAACAAAGCTTGCAGGCGGTATCCGTCGTTGGAACAAGTCCTGATCTAATTAGATAGATCAACAGCGTTAAGGGGCATTGGAAGCCTTTGCCCCTTAACTTTTAAAGAAAGGTAAATATGGCAGCCACATTTTGCACAGAAGCCGAACTTAGAGCAAATTTGAGTTTGGGCAGTTTGTATTCTTCTGCAACTGTTGAAGAAGTATGTCAGGCTGGACAAAACATAATTACAGATTATCTTTGGAAAAATCAAGCATTTAATTCTGCACACTCTCATATTGTCGGTGCTGGTTCTTTATATTTTGATACACCACATGATTTTTTTGTGGGTCAAGTAGTAACGGTAAGTGGTAACGGAAGCACTTTCAATGGTTCTAAAACAATTACAGCTGTAGATACATATTCAATAACATTTGCGACTAACCACTCAACTGTTGAGCCAATTCATCCAACTTCACCTTACGGCACTGTTGCCGCAACAGATTATGTTACATACTCAACTGTACCCGAAGTTAAACTTGCTACCCTTATGGTATGCACTGAAATCTGGCAGGCAAAACAAGCAGCAAACGGCGGGGCATTAGATCCTAATTTTCAACCGTCGCCATTTAAAATGGGTTCAACTTTAATTGCTAAAGTACGAGGCTTGCTTGCGAACCACTTAGCCCCCAATGGACTAATAGGCTAATGACAGTTGCCGTTACAACTCTCAGAGCTTCCATTGCCTCTGCGCTAAGTAATGCAGGGGTGTGGGATACGTTCAGCTACGTCCCTGCCACACCTACTGCCAATAGTGTTGTTCTACGCTACAACGATCCTATGCTTGAGCCTAGTAACAATCAATATAATGTTGGTGCTAAAGCAAATTTTGTAATTACTTGCATAGTGCCAATGTTGGACAATCAAGCGTCTTTAATAGCATTGGAAAACATGGTTTGTGCTGTGTTTTTAAAACTCAGTGCGTCAAGCATTAAGTTCAATGTTGAAAGCGTATCCGCACCTTCAGTATTGCAGGAAGCTCAAGAAATGATGGTTTCCACAATAAACATAAGCACACTCACAACTTGGAGCTAAAATGTCACTAACAGACGAAGATATTGCCTTTCTTAAAAAGATCGGTCAAGAAGTAACACAAGACAAGCCAAAGCCAACAATCGCCAAGAAAGACGAGGAATAATCAATGGCAACTTTTCTCAATAACAAGGTCGGTTTTAAAGTCAACTCTGTTGACCTATCAGCATATGTACAATCATTTGTTTTAAACCGTGTAGTAGATCAAATCGAAATCACAGCAATGGGAGACACCAGCCATAAGTACGCAACTGGATTGTCAGCCGATACAATTACTGTAACTTTCTTAAACAACGACGCTGCTTCAGGCGCAGGTTCAGTACGTGCAACTCTACAAGCTGCATTTGGCTCAACTGTTGCTTTCTCAGCAATTCAAGATTCATCTGCTGCAGTTTCAACAACAAACCCAATCTATACTGGTACAATTCTTGTTGACAACTTAACAGACATCAATGCTCCTTCACCAGCTGATATAGCGACTTTTGACATTGTATTTACATGCAATAGCAAGACTGCACCAGCTACAACAGGAACATGGTCATAACAAAGGACTAAAATGATTAAACTTAAAATAACCAAGGCTTCAGGTGACGTTAACGAGTACGAAGTGACACCTGCTATTGAGTTTGCATTTGAACGGGAAATGAAATCTGGATTCCACAAATACTTCCGAGAGGAAGAAAAACAAACTGGAATCTATTGGTTGGCTTGGGAAGCTGAAAGGCGCAACAACGTAACTGTTGTGCCTTTTGGCGAGAAGTATTTAGAGACACTTTCCAAAGTGGAAATTCTGGACGCTGATAACCCAAATGGATAACGAGGGATTCGTTTCACTACCTTGTTGCTAGGTTAGCAATTACAACACGGATTCCTCACTCTGAATTTATTAATATGGATAGAGATATGTTAAAGGCTACTTTGGCAGTTCTCAATGATGACGCAAAGGCTAGGGAAAATGCCAACAGAGGTAAAAGGCTTAATTGAGTTTAAAAAAGCTCTTAAAGACTATGCCCCTGAACTTGGCGCACAACTAGACGATCAGATTGGTTTGGCTCTTGGCGGTGTAGTCAAAAAGGCTCAAAGTTATGCGCCTGTTGACTCACCGCTTTCCAATTGGAGTTACAGAAAACGATCTGAGAAAAACGCTGAAGGATTAAGAAAATTTCCTTTGTATAACTCAGCAAGAGTTGTCAAAGGCATTAAATACAGCACCACTCCACGAAAAGCTAATAGACGTGGATTTAAAGCCGTTTATTTTATTATTAACAAGTCAGCTGAAGGTGCTATCTACGAAACGGCTGGACGTAAAAACCCTAATGGTCAGCCATGGGTTGGACGCAAAGGCGATCCAAGAAACCACGATATAAGTCACTCAAACAACCCACAAGCGGGTGCAGACTTTATTCAAGCAATGGGAGAACTCAAGCAAGGCAACATAGAGAGTTCAACAAAAAAAGGTCGTTATATGAAAGGTCGCCTGATCTACAGAGCATGGGCTGAGGATCAAGGTAAGGCTAATGCAGCTGTGTTTAAAGCCATTTACAATGCAAATGAAGCATTTAGCAAGAAACAATATTTTAGGAAGGTCACTCAATGAGTATAGTAATTGATATTGCCGCCCAATTCACGGGCAAAAAAGCCTTTACTCAGGCAGAAAACGCAGCTGATAAATTAGCCCGTAATGTCAAAAACGCTCTTATTGGTGTTGGAGTTACGGCTTTTGCTAAGTCAGCCATCAGCGCATTTGCTGAGAACGAGAAGCAATTAAACTTATTTAAAAACTCATTACAATCTATTGGATTTGAATTTGCAACAAATGATTCACTTGCTTTCTTAAACAGCCTCAAACTTCAATACGGTGTGGCAGACAATCAATTAATCCCTGCTTATGAACAATTACTTACAACGACACGCAGTTTGGCTGCAAGTCAGAATCTAACCAACATTGCAATGGATATTGCTGCCCGCCAAGGTATTAGCGTTACTGAAGCTGCCAACGCTTTAAGCAAGGCTTATTTAGGTGACACAAGGGCAATCAAGGCATTGGGTCTTGGCATAAGTAAAACAACTCTTGCTTCAGGTAACTTTGCTGCAATATTGAAAGAGATCACAAATATCACCAAGGGTGCAGCCTCAACCGCCGCTAATACATTTGCTGGCAAATTGGCAAGAATCAAAGTTGCAGCAGATCAGGCTAAGGAAAGTATTGGTGCTGGTCTTGTTGAAGCTTTAATGCAAATAACCAACTCACAGGATATTGAACAATTACAAACCAAGATTATTAACTTTGGTGAATCAGCAGCAGCCGTACTGACTAAAATGGGTAAGTTAATATCAGAAAATATTGAATTGCTCAAGGTCTTTGGTGCAGTCATGCTTGCTGGCTTTGCAATCACAAAGGTTGCTGCCTTTATTACTGCATTACAAACTATTATCAAAACCATCAACGTTTTAAGAAACAGTGCTGTAGCTGCTGCTATTGCTCAAATGTTTATGCTCAATCCTTTAGGTGGGGCATTAATGGCTGCAGGCATGTTAGCCACTATTGCTGGAGTTATTAGAGGCATTGACATCCTTACATCAAAGGCAAAAGAAGCTGGAGATACGGTAAGAGCAATTGGCACTGACCAATTAGGTCGTGGTGGAGATCAAGGTGGAGCAGCTAAATTTGCTGAAGGCGCTTCAAAGAGAGCAGCTAAAGACGCTAAAGCGGCGGCTGAGGCTCAGTTAAAGGCAACCAAAGCAAACACTAAAGCAATGCAGGATCAGGCTAAGTTAAAGAAATCTCAAGGCATTATGGACGTGGATCAAGCTAACATCCTTGCTGCTTTACAAGGCAAAATATCTGAAAATGAAAAAACTCGTCTTGAATTACAATTGGCTTTATTAACCAATAACGCTAAAGAAGCTGACAGACTGTCTAATGAACTTCTTTTGTCACAAGCTAGAACAACAGGGTTGGCTGCGTTTATATCTAGCCTACCTAAAGCTTTAAATCCTTTTGCTGATTATCCTGCTTATATTCAAATGGCATTGGCTGAATTAGCCAAGGTTGCTAACGCTCAAAAGAATCTAGGAAATGCACCAAGCAAGTACGACACAATTCAAAGTAGTTTAACTGCTGAGTTTCTTGGTTTAGGTATTGAGGCTGGTGCTGCTCAAGGATTAGCAGCTTCGTCTGCTCGTTTACAAGCACAGGCAGACGCCTACTTTAAAGCTAACCCAAATATCAACCCAATGACAGGCGCACCTATTGTTCAAGTGCAAGTTCAAGTGGGAGATCAACAGATCACTGACATTGTAACTAAAACACAGATTAATAACTCTGCTTCAGGTAGCCAATCAAAATTAAATAGATTGTCGTTAATGGACTAATGGCATTACCAGCTAATTTAAATATCTCTTTAAACTTCAATTCTGGAGCGACCTTCGGCAACCCTTTTACAATTGGAGATCCAGTAAACGGCGTGCTTGGCGTTGGTGAGCTTGGAGATAGCACTGCACCTGCCTTGGTTATTGACTTAACGGATGTAGCACGAAATGTAAAGATCAATCGTGGTCGCAATATCCTAAGAGATACGTACGAGGCTGGCACTGCTACTGTAAAAATCTATGACCCAACAGGCAGATTCAATCCTCAAAATACTAGCTCTGATCTGTATGGACAATTGACTCCTTTACGTAAATTAAGAATTTCTGCCACATACAACGGCACTACCTATTACCTTTTCAGTGGATATACAACAACATATGCCTACAGCTATGACCAAGCAGAAAATGTAAGCTATGTGGACATTACAGCTGTTGACGGTTTCCGTTTATTTAACCTAGCCAACATTACTACCATCCCCGATACTCCCAGCGGACAAGACACTGGTACACGCATTGATAAGATCCTTGACACCGTATCTTTTCCAGATAGTTTACGTTCAATTCAAACTGGCAACTCAACTGTTCAAGCAGATCCAGCAACAACACGAACAGCTTTGTCAGCCATTGTCAATGCCGAGTTCAGCGAACAAGGGGCATTTTATTGCGACGGCGAAGGGCAAGCTGTATTTAAAAATCGTGCAACAGTTGTAGCTTCAGCAGGTGGCACACCTATTGAGTTCAATCAAACAGGTGGTATTCCTTACACAAATCTTGTATTTGCCTTTGATGACAAACTTATTATTAATCAGGCGACTATGACTCCCGTGGGCGGTGCGCCGCAATTTGCAGAGGACGCAGGCAGCGTTGCTACTTACTTTCCGCATAGCGTTAATTATGACAATTTAGTTGTTGAAACAAATGCCGAAGCAATGAACATTGCTCGTATTTATGTTGCTACGAGATCAACGACAACCATCCGAATTGACCAGATGAGGTTGGACTTGCTAGATCCAAATGTGCCAATTGGTACTATCTTAGCTTTAGATTATTTTGACAACGTAAACATTTCTAATATTCAGCCAGATGGATCAACAATTACTAAGAACTTACAAGTTCAAGGAATCAGTTGGGAAATTACAGCTCAACGTTGGTTCGCAACAGTGACCACACTTGAGCCTTTGGTTGACGGATTCATTATTTCCAGCCCCACATATGGGATACTTTCAGAGGACATACTCTCTTACTAGGGTATAATTAGACAATAAGGAGAAATACACAATGGCTACAGGCTTTCCAAGTTCGGCAGGAGACGTGCTTTCCGCTGCAATGTTTAATGGCTTAGTGACTTTTACAGTAGGTGCAGATAAGACAGATGATTACACAGCTGTTTTAAATGACCAATATCAGACTTTAGTTCCTATGAACAAAGGCACAGCAGTTGCTTTCAAAATCCCAACAAATGCTTCAGTAGCGTTTCCAGTTGGAACTTGCATTACAGTATTAAACAAAGGTGCAGGAACATGCACAATCAGCGCAGTAACTTCAGGCACAACAACAATTTTATCTGCTGGTGCTACAGCTGCTTCACCAACTTTGGCTCAATACAAAACAGCAGCTTGCATTAAAACAGCAACAGATACTTGGTATGTTGTAGGTGCAATAGCCTAATGATCGGTAACATTGTTGCTGGTGCTTTATTTACACCAATTAGCGCAATATCAGTTGACTATCTAGTTGTCGCTTCAGGCGGTGGCGGTGGTTCATCAGGCGGTGGCGGTGCTGGTGGTTATAGAACTTCAATAGGTGGTTCACCTTTATCAATTTTACCTTCCACAAATTACACAGTAACTATTGGTGCTGGTGGTGGAGGTCGTTCAACAAATCCAAGCAACGGAAATACAAGCACATTTAGCACAATATCATCTACAGGCGGTGGTCGTGGTGCAACTGCAACAAATGGTGGTAATGGCGGTAGCGGTGGCGGTGCTGACCAAAGTGGTGGTGGATTAAAAGGAACTGGTAACGCTGGCGGATATTCACCAGTCGAAGGTTATGACGGTGGAACAGGTGCAACAGGTGGTGGTGCTGGTGGCGGTGGTGCTGGTATAGCAGGCAGTAACGGAACAACCAACACAGGTGGCGCAGGTGGTATTGGTGCAAGTAACTCAATAACTGGTTCTGCTACATATTATGCTGGCGGTGGTGGTGGAACAGGCGCAACAAATAACCCTGCAAACCAAGGTGCTGGTGGTCTCGGCGGTGGTGGTAATGGTATTTATTTAGGTGGTGGCGACGCTACAGCTAACACAGGCGGTGGTGGTGGTGGCTGGTGGTCAGGCACTACTTATGGTGGCAATGGCGGTTCAGGAATTGTTATTTTAAAATATCCAAATACATACACAATTACTATTGGTGCTGGTCTCACTGGTTCAACATCTACTAGCGGTGGTTACAAAATTACATCTATTACAGCTGGTACTGGAAATGTGAGTTGGGTCTAATGGCACATTACGCATTTTTAGATGAAAACAACATTGTTACTGAAGTTATTGTTGGAATTGATGAAACTGAGTTGATAGAAGGTTTAGACCCTGAAACTTGGTATGGCAATTTTAGGGGTCAAGTATGCAAAAGAACTTCATATAATGGCAATATCCGATATAACTACGCAGGTATAGGTTATACATATGATGAAGTTAGAGACGCATTTATTGCACCTGAACCTGAAAATGCCATTGGATTTGACGAACAAACTTTGCAATGGTTAATACCAAGTAAAGAAATTGTTGAGTAATGAAACCTTGGTTATCTAAGTCAGCTGTTCAACTCAGAGAACAATTTGATGATTTTTTTGCAGATCGCAAGCGTGCCAGTGATGGATGGATTGCTGATCTGCGTCATCAAAAAGCAGGAAAGTCCGACCACATACCTGACCCCAAAGGGAATTACGTTGTCAGGGCAATTGACGTTGACGCTAGCTTATCTGACCAAAAAGGAATTAGTGCGGATGTGGCAGATCAGTTACGACTCTACGCTAAAAATCACGGACGTATTCATTATGTAATCCATCTGGGCAAAATTGCTAGCCCAATCCTTGGATACAAGTGGCGCAAATACAGAGGATTTAGTCCGCACAACCATCACATCCATATCAGTTTTACCAAGGCTTCCGATAATGACAGCAGTTTCTTTGACATACCACTATTAGGGGGCAAGATATGAAAGCAAAACATTGGGCAATGATTAACAGCTACGGACGAAGCGCATTTGTTTGTCTAGCTACAATCTATGTAACAGCACCAGAGGCTTCACCTTCAGATATTTGGAAAGCATTTCTAGTTGCATTTATCGCACCTATTCTTCGCAGCTTAAACCCTGACGACACAGCGTTTGGCATAGGCTCAAAAGAGTAATGGCAGCGGTAGATATTGCCGCTATTTGTGCCGCAATTACAACGGTCTTAACTGCCTTTTTACTAGGACTTAGATTCTTAGTAAAAGGTTGGTTAAATGAACTTAGACCAAATGGTGGGTCAAGTATTAAAGATTCAATCAACAGACTCGAACGGCGTGTTGATGAGTTGTTTGTCATACTATCAAGGGACAATTAAGACATGGCAGCCAAAAAGAAACCTGCACGCAGGAAGTCTGTAGCTCGTAAAGAGACTACTGCACTTGACATGCACGCCATTGCGTTACATGAGTGGTATCAATCATTACGCAGAGCAGGTTTCTCCGTTGAAGTATCACTGGGGCTAATGGATAACAAAAGCAGTTTTCCTGATTGGTTAATTCCACAAACCACGGAAACTGACATAACCCCGTTTTATGACGACGACGAGGATGAGGACTAATCTATTAAGCGCATTGCATTTATCAGCGATCTTCAAGCGCCTTTCATAAATGAAATAGCAGTTAAAAACGTAGGACGGTTTCTTGCCAAGTGGCAGCCACACCAGACAATCCAAGTTGGTGATGAAATCGATATGCCCCAACTCGGAAGCTTTAACGCCAATACCATTGACGAGATGGTTGGTAATTTAGATGATGACAGGAAATTTACTCAAGAGGTTTTAACCTACTTAGGAGTAACAGACATAGTAGGAAGCAACCATGGAATCAGACTCTACCGATCAATCAAGAAAAGACTTCCAAGTTTCCTTAACTTACCCGAACTCAAGTATGAACGTTTTATGGGATATGACCAGCTCAACATTAAATTTCACCCACACGGATTTGACTGGGCTAAGGGTTGGCACGTCGCTCACGGCGACGCTTTCCCAATGTCTAACAATGCTGGGCAAACTGCCTTAAACGGCGCTCGCAGAATAGGCAAAAATTTGGTCTGTGGGCATACTCATAGGCTGGGTCATATGGCGGTCTCAGAGGCTCATAACGGGCGTTTAGGGCGTGTTTTACAGGGTGTAGAGGTAGGTAACTTAGTTGACCTAGCAAGCAGCGGTATGAGCTATACCCGTGGCTATGCCAACTGGCAGCAAGGATTCGCCGTTGCGTATGTAGATAAGGCACGTGTAAGCGTAGTTACTGTGCCAATCAACCACGACGGCAGCTTTATTTTTGAGGGTAAGGTATATGGGAAAAGAGCCTAACCGAACCATTGACGACCATATTGACGACTTCGACGCAATAGGTATTCTGTAACGAAATAGTTATGAAACACGCCAAAGCAGGCATTGTAAATGTCTGTGCTTTTTGCGATCCTTCTCTTATCCAAGTAACGGCTTGGTGTTACAGCAAGGAAAGGTAGTTATGAAAGTTACAGCTATTGATTTTGAAAGATTATGTGAGATGTCAGCCCCATGGCTTTCAATCTTAAATGAAGATCCTTTGCGTTTTGAGGGTTTATTTAAAGAAGGCTACGAGCCAAAAGAAAATGAGCATGTTGTCTTTTGGTTTTCAGATTATGTATCTTGCTTACTAGCTTCTCAATACCTAGATGAGGTAGATGAAGATTACGTAGTTGCTTATGATGAAGCAGTAATGCAATGGACGATTGTTTCCACATATCAAGCAAGTTGGTTAAGCGCATGAGTGCATATACAGCGATCAGCGTTTTGATCTACACAGCTTGTATTTCATATTGCTTCCATTGGTTGGGCTTTGATAAGGGCTTCAAGCTAGGCAAGCAACGTGGTTGGGTTAACGGTTATGCTTCAGCCAAGGCAGCCAAACGAGTTGTCCAAGATGAGGTATTTGATTATGAAAAGAACTGAGGACTTACTAGATGAAGTCAAAGATATTGTCAGAGCTAGAGGCGCTGTGTATGGAAGCAGCGCCACTAACCACAGACGAATCAGCGAATTGTGGTCAGGTTATCTGGACACTTACATTAGTCCTGAGCAAGCCGCTATGTGCATGTTGCTCGTCAAAGTCTCTAGGCTCAGTGAAGGCTACCAAGAGGATTCTGTCAAAGACATTATCGGTTACGCCTGTGTGTACAACAGAATCATTGCTGAACTAAGAGATGATAATACTGAATCGAACGAAGAACTATTGTGATTACTGTTCTTACCGTTTTGGGAAAACTAGTCTCAAAGGTCAAGTCATGGCAATTTTTACGTCGATTAGCCAAAGCCGAAAGGCGACACGAAAGTACACAAATTATTGCCAACCATGTAGAACGGAATTGGAACGCTGGCATGATGGCAGTACGTGGAGTCTGGAGCAACAACAAGCATACGCACAAGGATTGGATGAAATAGATTATGGGATTTAACTTAGACGATTACGAAACAGTAGAGGTGAGACTTGCTAAATTTATTGCAGATTATCCTGACTTCCGTATTGATACTCAGCTTCTTGAAGCTACTGATAAACGTTTCATTGTCCGCACTGCGATATATCGGACGTACTTGGACACCAGTCCTTTTAGCACTGGTCTCGCTTTTGAATTGGTGTCTGACAGAGGCGTCAATTCTACATCTGCGCTTGAAAATGCGGAGACTTCCAGCCTTGGTAGAGCATTGGCAAATTGTGGCTACGCAGCCAAAGGCAAAAGACCAAGCCAAGAAGAAATGGCTAAGGTGGTAAAAGGTGACCAAATGCAACCAAAGCCAATGTATGGCAAAGTTGGATCAAAGTCAGCGGCTATTGAAATGGCATTAAGAAATGACATTAAAGAGAATCCTTGGACTGCACCTGAAGCCAAAGAAGATCCTGTGCAATGGAAAGTAGATGATGTTGCAGCTTCTCTTGGTGCAACCGTGGTGGACGTTACTTACGATTGTGTTCACGGCAGTATGTTGAGAAAAGAGGGGACTACGGCTGCGGGAAAGCCCTACTACGGTTTTGTTTGTGTTGAAAAACGTAAAGCGGATCAATGCGAAGCTAAATGGGGACGTTTGACAGCAAACGGAAAATGGTCATTTGGTGAGGATGATAAATAATGGGATATATAGAGTTCATTAAACCAGATGGCACAAAGGTAACAGTCGAAAACGATCACATTGTTCTTGATGTAGTAAATCTTAAGGACTGCTGCGAACTTTGTAATGACCCACGCATGGTGCATGAAGGTGAATTAGTCAAGTGCGTAGGATGTGGCTGCATTAACCACATAGATTATGGATGGAAGGCATAAGTGCCTGTATATGAATACAGCTGTGTGATGTGTGGGGCTGTTCGAGAGATTGAAGCTAGTATGAACGAACCACACATTACTCCTGTTTGTTGTCAAACTGGCATGGCTAGAGTGTGGAGTGCCACCTCAGCAATATTCAAGGGCAATGGCTGGTATAAAAACGACAACCGTTAAAGTTGTACAAATGAAGTGTAACAAATGCAAAAAGCCCACAATATTTGAAATTGAAGAAGGTTGGGACATACCGCCTGAAGTAGTGGTAGCCAAGTGCCAAAGGTGCGAGAATAAGGGCGTGAGAGAGGTTACAGACTTTATGAAAGAACCAGTCCGCTGTACTGCATGTGGGGCTTGGAAGATGGAAGGTTTGAGCTGTTCAATATGCAAAAAGATCAATGCCCAGAGTGCCTAGGCTATAACACAACAACTACCAAATACAACAACAACTACTTTCACAGCTGTAATAACTGTGAACATGATTGGAGTGAAGGTTATGGGTAAGCGTTATACATTATGTAAAGTAAGGGATCTGACACGCCGTCTGACCTGCGCTTTTGTAAATCAGTTTGACAAGGTGACTATACTGTCAGCCTGCGACAGGCTCTTAAAGCCTGAACGCAAGCCCCTCAAGGGGCAGCTTGCGAGTTCGTTGGCTTCAGTATTTGGGACAGCTCTATGTCTTGCAGCCATATTAGTGCCAGTCGAACAGATTGATACAGCACAAGCTTTAACTACAAACAAATCCATTTCAACAGTTACACCTCAACAATATGCAAAAGCCTTATTAAATGATGACAAGCAGTACGCATGTATCTTGACGCTTTATACCAAGGAAAGTAATTGGAATTACAAAGCCCGTAACGGATCACATCATGGAATCCCACAATTACGTAATGAGATTATGTTGAGTAAGAATCCACTACAACAAGTATCATTAGGCGTCAAATATATTGGTCACCGTTATGGATTTGTAAACGGTGTACCAAATGCGTGCAAAGCCCTAAAACATTTAAACGCTAAAGGATGGCATTGAGTAAAAAAGCATTAGGCACAGCACATTGGAAGCGCACCCGTTTATCTGTATTAGCTAGAGATGGATGGCAGTGTCAGTACTGTGGCACACACTTAGATAAATCAAATGCACAAGTTGATCATATTGAATCCAGAGTTAGTGGGGGTAGTGTCTTTGATCAATCGAACCTACTTGCAGCTTGTAAGCAATGCAATCAACGCAAGGGTGCAAAACCCCTTTTTTTTAGGTCAGGTTCTAC